TAGCCTGCACCAGAGGTGCACCGCCTCCTCGCGCAGAGCTCCCGTGATGAACCCCGCGACGGCGCAGACGAGGAGAACGACGGCGATGGCCGCTAGGGCGAGGAGCAGTACCAGACCGACGGCGAAGGCTATGACCTCGCCGGCGACGTGCGCTGCGGCGTCGCGAAGTCGTACCAAGGTCTCAACAGTGTGCATCGTAACACCTCCCGGAGATTGACCGATGTGCCGTCAAGGCTGCCCGCCAGGCACCAACGCGCGCCGACTTGCACTTCGGCGCACCATCCGATACTCTGCGCCTACATGAGGCCGTTCGACGTCGACACCCGAGTGAAGGCGGAGCAGATCGAGGCGCACCACCGGCGGTGCGGGCGCTGCCGCAGCCTGTACGAGGCGGCGCGCCGGCTAGAGTCGCAGAGCGCGGTCGACGTCTGGCGGCGGGAGTTCTGGGCCTGCTGGAGCCGGCTGCACCCGCGCCGCCCGCCGAGCTAGCGGCCGAGCAGCTGCCCGAGCTTAGCCGTCGCCGCGCGGAGGTCGCGCTCGTTGACGATCCTGTAGCGCCAGAAGACGTGGTCGGTCTTGTGCCCGGTGAGCAGCATCGCCGTCTTGTGGTCGACGCCGGCGTTCACGAGGTTGCGGACGGCCGACCGCCGGAAGTCGTGGGGGAGGATCGTCTCTAGCCCGGCCGCCCGGCACGCGAGCCGCCACGCCCCGTAGGCGTTCCGGATCGGCTTCCCGTTGAACCGGTGGAAGAGGTACCGCGCCGAGACCGGCGGCCGCTCCAGCTGGTGAAGGACGAGGGCGCGGAGGCCGAGGCAGTCGAGCGGGAAGCGTCGGCTCTCGCGGTTCTTCGAGTCCCGCAGCGTGACCCAGCCGCCGGTCAGGTCGACGTCGGTCTTCAAGAGCGGGAAGACCTCGTCGCGCATCCGCCAGCCGGTGACGTACGCGAACGTGAACGACCCCTGCAGCGCCTCCGGCAGCCTAGAGCAGGCCCGGTCGAAGTCCGGCATCTCGAGGAACCCGACCCGCGCCGGCGGGAGGGACAAGTCCTCCGGCATCGCGGGGACCCGGACGCGCGCCAGCTTGAGGGCGCGGCGGAGCGCGGCGAGCTCGGCGCGGACGGTCGCGTTCCCGGCCCCGCCCTCGTTCCGCGCGCCCCAGTAGCTCACCAGGTCGTCCTCGTCGACCGCTCCGACCTGGCGGCCGCCGAAGAACGGCGCGACGTGCTTCCGGACCCGGCGCTCGACCTCCGATAGCCCGCGGCGGCCGGAGAGGCGGTAGCGGACGAGGTAGCGGTCGAGGGCGTCTCCGATCGTCACTGCTGCAGTGTACCGGAGGCACCGCGCGGTGTCAAGCGGTGTCTGTGCTACACCGGAGGACGCCGCAGAACTGGGAGTTCTGCGCGGCTTCTAGTCGCAGTCGGAGTAGCAGTCGACGGCGCCGCCGAGGCTCTCGCGGCAGGTCGTCCGGCAGCTCGCCGGCTGGTGCGGCGCCGGGGCGGCTGGAGCGGCCGCGGCGGAGTTGTAGTACCTAGCCTCGGCCCGGTACAGGTCCCGTCGCGCGCCGTGTATCTCGCTCTCCCGGACGCCCCGCTGGAAGTTGAGGGCGGCCTGGTTGACGAGGTACCTATCAGACGCCGTACAGCCTGCGAGGATAAGGGAGAGGAGTAGGGTCGTTCGCATGCTCAATCCCTACGCCCCCTCTCCCGTGCGTGTCAAGCGGTGCCGCCTGGTGCCGCCTGGTGCCGGCGCGCGCCTACTTGCGGACGAGGCCGGGGGTACACCGCCGACCGCAAGGCGGAGTTCGAGGCCCGCGCCTTCGTCTGCGCGGCCAAGAACGCGGCCGAGCGCCGCTACTTGTTAAGTGCTTCGCGGACTCGGTTGCCGACCTGCGACAGGAGCAGGCCAGCGACCGGATCGGTTCCGGTCGCAGTAGCCGAGCCGAGACCGGTCAGGGCGTTGAGCAGCACTTTCGCCCAGCCGGGGAGCTTCGCGCCGACGGCGTCGGTCGCACGCTCGACTAGGTTCACCACGATCGGTGACAGGATCGGCACGAGCTGGAGCAGAAGCGGGAGTAGGAATGCGGGCATCGTTCCTCCTTTCTGAGGCTACAGGTGAGCCTCGTCTCTCATCATCTCCGACAGCTCGGTCGCTCGCGCGCCGTTCTGACGCGCCCACTTGCTGTCGAGCATCTCGCTGGCGGCGCCCTTGAAGTCGGAATGTTCCAGATGCCGTATCATCTTCTTGAAGCCGAGCAGTCCGGCGACGCCGAGGTTGATGGCCATGTCGATGAGAACGTTCTGCCGGTCGCTGCTGAGGCTGCCGAAGAACGGGAGCGCCCTGGTCAGCTCTCGGAAGCAGTGGTTGATGTCGGTGTCGAGCAAGACTAGGGCCTCAGCCTCGCTGATCCCTACGTCGTCGAGGTTGCGGCCGACGCCGATCGTCAGCTTGCCGACCGTGTCCCGGTAGGGCTTCGTCCGGAGCCCCTCGTGCCTGACCAGCATCACTATCAAGCGTGCTCGGTTCATGGATTCAACCTCGCCTCGCTCGCCCCCTCGAGCCGGCCGAGCGCGCGCTGCTCCTTCGACGTTACGGCGACTAACTCATCTTTCATACTATTTGTCGCACGGTGGACCTCGTCCACCTTCCGGCCGTTCACTATACTGACGTAGAGGGCGCCGAGGGCGGCGATGGTGCTCGGCAGCCCGGCGATGACTGCAAGTATTACGTTTTCGCTCATGGCCTAGCTCCTCTCCACTCTCTGAACTTCGACGCGACCTGCTCCCCGTACGCCGCGGTCTTCGGGCCGTGGAGTTCGAGGTTCGGCCCGCCGTGGTAGAGCCGCGCCGCCTCGGCCGCGTCGCTCGTACTTCCGAGGATGTCTCGGTAGTACAGGGCGGAGACGAGGACGTTATCGAGCGCGTTCCGGATGTCCGGCGCTCGTCCGAGGAGGTCGGCCGCCCGCGCCGCGTACGCTTGGAACGTGCTCGGGAGCAGCTGCATTGCTCCGACCGCCCGGCCCCACCTCGTCTCCGGGCCGACCGCGTCCGGGTTGAACCGGCTCTCGTTGTAAGCGACCGCCTTGAGGAACGTCGGGTCGACGCCGGTCGCCTCGGCGACCTCGGAGAAGATCGGGTCGAGCGGGGTCTTCGGGCCCTTGACCGGGGCGAGAGCGGCCGGGGCCGCTGCCGGCGGGGTAGGCGCTCCCTCGAGCACCTGCCGCGGGACGAGGTTCTCGGTCACCAGCGGGTTACCCCGCCGGAGGTGGAACCGAGCGCGCTCGGTGACGAACGAGCCGGCCCGCCTGATCTGGCGCCGGACGATCTCCGCGCGCCGCTCGTCGTCCGCCGCCTGGTAGATCGGTGACGCCATCGCGCGGGCGACGTAGAACCGCGTCGTTACCCCCCTCGCCTGGCGGACGGCGAAGTCTCCGCCGCGGTCGAGGGCGACCTTCCCGACCCTCCCCCCGACGTTGACGTCCTTAGCGCTCTTCGCCGGCTCGACCTCGACCCCGAGCCGGGCGAGTTCCTCCCGGACCGGGTCCGCCGCCGGTGTCTTGCTCGTCGGGATGAGGAGGGCGCGGGCGCCGACGTCGCCGCGGGTCACCGGCTGGCCGAAGGCGTCGAGTCGCGGGGGGACGCCCGCCTGGTAGCCGGGGACGTTCGCCTGGATCGCTTCGCCGAGCGTCTTCGGCTGGCGGACTACCGGGCTCTCGACCTGGGCGGCCGCCCGGAGAAGTCCCTGCCCGGGGACGAACGAGGCGAGCCGGCGCTGGACGAACTTCTCGCCGCTCTGCCGCGGGTTCTGGACGGCGTCGAGCAGCTCCCCGAGGCCGGAGAGGTAGCTCGCGTCGAACATCGTCTGTCCCGAGGCGAGCATCGCGTTGAACGCCTGCTTGGTGAGCGCGAGCGCGTCGCTGTCGCCGGGCTCCTTGCCGGTCGCCTCCCACGCCTGGACCGAGTTCGACACCAGGGACATCGGGATCGCGAGCGGGCCGAGGTCGCTGTACTGGTACCAGGTCTGGCCGACCTTGACCGAGTTCTCCGGGTGCTCGGCGAGGAAGGCGTCCCTCTTGCCGGCGTCGTCGGTCGGGGCGCTCCCGGTCATCTGGTCGTGGGCGGCGAGGTAGACGAGCGGGGCGAGGAGCGTTGTCCCGAGCGCCGCCCGCGCCTGCTCCATCGCCCCCGTCCGCCCGCCCTCGAGCCCCTTCTTGGTGACGAAGCCGGCCGGCGTGTGCTGGAAGCCCTGCGCGATGATGTTCGCCGGCGTCCGGATGAACGGCATCACTATCCGGGTCGCGGCCCGGAAGGGCGCGGGCATCGTCTGGATCAGCCGGTCGAGGGTCAGCGCGAACTGGCTCCCCTCGCGGAAGACTGACCGCGCGCTCGCGGTCTCGATCTCGTCGAGGAGCTCCCGCGGCGGGTTCGTCGCGATCTCCGCCATCAGGTCGGAGACCCGGTCGCGGAGCGTAGGGCCTCGGAGCCCCTCCTTCGCCGCCTGGCCGTAGGCTCGGGCGTACGCTCCGGCGTCCCGGGTCATCGCCGCCGATATCGATCGGAAGAAGATGTCCGTCGCGTTGAGGGACCGCCCGACGACGTTGAGCGGGCGGAGGACGCCGCCGAACTCCCGGGGCATCTCGAACTTCCCTTCCGAGAACGCCATCCGGTGCGCGGCCTCGTCGGTAAAGCCCTGCTTGAGGACCTGGACCGCGGCGCGGAAGGCCGAGGGAAGCGACTTGACCGCGGCGACCGCCGACGTCGCGCTCTCGCCGAGCCGGACCTGGCGGGGCGCCCCGGTCACAGCCGAGCGGAGCACGTCGACCCCGGCGGCTACCGGCTTGAGAGCGACGTCCTCGACGACGCGGAGCGCGTTGCCGACTAGGTTGCGCTCGAACGTCTTAGGGTTCGTGAGGAGGTTCGTCACGTACAGGCCGCGGATCGTCTCCCGGAAGTCGGGCCGCGCGAGGTTGACGAGCTCGCGGTACTGGCGGAGGGGGTCGTCTCCGGCCCGGCCGAGTGCGGCTAGGATGTCCTCGCGGCCGACCCCGTACCGGTTCGCCGTCTCGATGAACCGGACGGTCGACGGCACCTTTGCCGCACCGGCCTCGGCCTTGATCTTGAGCGCGTTGAGGGCCCGGCCCTGCTCGGCGCGGAAGCCGCGAACGGCGACCGTCGCGTCGACGAGGTCCTCGTGGGCCTTCACCAGGGTCTCGGAGAGCCCTCTGTCCCCCGGCGCCGCGCGGAGGTCGTCGTGAGTCCTGGCTACCTTGTCGGCGAGGGCGGCGACGAGGTTCCGGGCCGCGAGCGTCTGCTCGGCGTTCGGGTTCATCCCCGGGGCGACGTCGCTCGGGTCAAAGGCGAGCCGCTCGGCCTGCGCGCGAGTCCGCTCGAAAGGGACCTCGCCGCGGACCTGCTCGGCGACGAGGTCGGGGTTGTCGGCGTATACCTTCTTAATTACCGCCCGCGCCTCGTCGCTCGAGTCCGCGAACGACCGGTCGACGAACTCGTCGGCCTCGGCCGCACGCCCGGCGCGAACGGGGCGGGCCGGCGGGACCTCGCCCTCGGCCGGGACCTTCTTGAACGGCTCGCTCTTCCCGGTCCTCGCCAGGGCGGAGACGACGTCGTCGCCCTCGCCCGAGACCGTCTTGGCGGCGGCCGGGGCCTCGCGCGCGCCGAGCTTCGCGGCGACCCCGCCGACCGCTCCACCTATAACAGCGCCGCCGGCCGCGCCCGCGGCTACCTCCCCGGCAGTCGGCAGGCGGCCCTCGGCGATCCCCGTCTGGACCCCGGTCGACAGGACGCCCTGCGTCACGCCCTCCGCGGCCCCGAGACCGATCTTCGCGCCGGCGGTCGCGGCCCGGGCGCCGAGACGGGCGAACGGGCCGGCCGGGAGCGCCCCGACCGCGGCGCCGGCGGCGACCCGGGCCGGGGAGACCTCCTCGCCGAGGATACTCTCGGCCGCCGCCTCGCCGAGCGCGCCGCCAGCGGCCCCACCGCCGGCCGCCGCCAGGAGTGCGCCGGGCCCGGTCGGGGCCGCGGCGAGCCCGGCTAGGCCCGCGCCGACGATCGGGGCCGCGACCCGGATGCCGAGTGCCGCGCTGCGTCGGAGGAGGCCGGGCCCCTCTGCCGCCGGCTCCTCACCGAACGCGGCCGCGGCCTCGTCGATGTCCGCCTCGGTCGGCTCCCGGGAGAAGTCGACCTCGCGGCCGTTCACCAGGTAGCGGGGCACGCTACCTCACGGGAACCGCGACGTTGCCGCTGCTGGTGATCTTCTTGAGGCGCTGCTGCCCGGCCGCCGCCGGCGCCACCTGCTTGATCCCCCCGGGCGCCGCGGCCGGGACCTCGGCCGCCGGGGTCGTCGTCGTCGTGGTCGTCGTGCTCGTTCCCGGCCCGGCCGGTGCGGCCTCGGCCGCTACCTCCGGCGGCAGCGGCTCTGCCTGCGGGATACCCGCGGCCGCTCCCTCGGCCGACGGAAAGAGTTGGTTAGCGAAGTTGAGCGCCTCCTCGGGCGTCACCAGGCGTTTCTCGCCGGTCGCCTCGTCGGTTATCGTCCGGCCGGCGAACTTGGCGATCACGGCGTCGCGCGCCTTCTTGTTCGGGTCCGCCGATCCCGCGTTGAGCCGGTTCGTCCGGGAGATCAGGTACTGCGTGTCCGCCCGGTACCGCTTCATCTCCTGGACCTGCTTCGCGAGCGTGAGCGCCTGGGCCCCGTCGTACCCCATCGCGGTCATCTGCTCGACCGCCGAGAGCGGGTCCTCGTCCGCCATCCGGCGTATCTCAGGGTCTAGGAGCGCGTCGTAGACGTCGCCGTGCTTCTCGTAGTTGGTGAGAATCTTCATGAAGAGGGGGGACGTCGGCTCGACGCCGAGCTTCGGGAGCCCCTCCTTGAAGAAGTCCGCGCGCAGCTCCTTCGGGACGCGCTTGCCCTGCTCGAGCAGCGTGAAGAAGCCCTGGAGCTGCTCGCGGGCCGCGGCCTCGCGCTGGAGCGTCTGATCCTCCTCGCGTCGGAGCTCCTCGTGGTACCCCTGGACGACCTTCGCCTTGAGCTGGTCTGCCTTGAAGGGGTCGCCGGAGAGCGCCCCGATGGCGAAGTCGCGGGCGACGTCCTGGACGCCGGTCGGCCGGGCGCCGATCACGTCGCCGTACCGGTCGGCGAGCCCGGGGCCGAGCAGCCTCTTGGCGATCGCCATCGTCCCCGCCTGCGGGAGCGGGGCGCCGCCAGAGAGCGCGTTGATGCGCCGCGCGAGTGCGTCTTCGGTGAGTGCCTCTGCCATCGTCTCTCCTAGCCCTGCCCGAGAAGGGACTGAATCTTGCCGCCCCCGAGGCTCCCGCCGACCCCGACGAGCCCCTGCGTCGGCGGGCCGACGCCGCCGGCCGCCTCGGAGACGGACGAGCCGACCAGCGCGTTTCCGGCGGAGCTAGCGAGGCTGCCTCCGCCGAGGCTCCCGGCTGTCCCGGCGGCCGAGCCGACCCCGGCGAGGATGTTCGCCAGCGCCTCCCGGTCCGCCGCGGCGTCGGCCTGCTTCTGTGCGTTGAGTTTCTCCATCGCCGTCCCCTTCGCGCCCCGCTCCTGGGCCGCTATCTGCCGCTGCGCGAGGCGGGTCCGCGCGGCCCGGTCGAGCTCGCCAGCGAGGGACGCACGGAAGGTTGACGGGAACGCGAGGTTCCGGAGCCGGCCGGACGTCAGCTCCTGGAGCGCGCCGGCCCGGTTCTCCGCTAGTCGGGAGAAGCCATCGATCGACTGGCGGTTGTACTGCGCGAACGCCTCGGACCTCTCGCGGTCGAAGTTGGCGAGCGCCTGCGAGCCGGCCGTACTCGTCTCGTAGTCCGGCCCCATCTGGCGCCGGAGCCTGTCGCGCAGGGTCCGCTCTCGCTCGTCGAAGCTGCTCTTGAGCGTCGGGTCGAGCGGCTCCTTGCCGGCGAGTGCGTCTGCCAGGTGGAGGTTGAAGGAGTCGAGGGCGGCGCCGAAGGCGTTACCTCCGCTCCCGGTCGGGTCCGCGACGCCGGCGATCGGCTTGAACCCGACGACCTTCCGCCCGACCGCGCCGCGCTGCTCCAGCTCGCTCTGGAGGCCCGGTATCTCCTTGTTGAGGCGCGTCGCCTCCCGCCTCAGCTGGCGTAGCTCCTTCGCCCGGCCCTTCTTCCCCGGACCGCGTGCCCCCTGGAGCTCGGCCCGGCGCTGCTGGAGCTGGCTGAGCCGCTCCTGCTTTCCGGCGAGCGCCTGTGACCGGGTCGCGAAGTCCGGGTCCTCGGGGCGGTCGTACACGGGCTCGAGCCCGAGCGCCCTATACATCTCCGGCTCGAGCTGCTTCCCCTGCGCGAGGGCGTCGTCGAGGACCGAGCGCTCGGCGTCCATGACGTCCTGTGTCCCCCGGTTGAACAGCCGCTCCCGGAGGCCGGGGGCGACGTAGCCGGCGCCGGCGAGACCGCCGGACGCACTGCTGCCCCCCTGCGTCGCCTTGAGGGCGGTCGACGCGACCGTCGCCGCCGCCGCGACGCCGACCGCTACCGCTGCCGTTACTGCCGCCATCTGCTACTCCTTAGGTGAGAAGAAGGTAATCAAGACGAGCCGGCCGTCCCGCGCCGACGTGCCGAACCCCTGCGGGGTCGCGGCGTGGAAGACGTCCGTCGGCAGGACGACGAGCCGGTTGAACCTCATCGGCGCGAGGGCGACGACGGCCCACTGCTCGGGCCGGTTCGTGTCCCGCCGCCACGTTTCGATCTCGGTTGCGGTCCTAGGGTGCTTCCGCATCCCGTTCCTGTGCTCGACGATAGCGGTCCCGCCCCGGGCGCCGGGCAGCGTCAGGTAGAGGAGCGCGAGGTAGTCGCTGATGATCGCGTCGGTGTGGGCCCAGTGCGGCGCGAGGGTGTCCGCGAGACTGAGCCGAAGGAACGCGAGCTTGACGTCGACCGGGCCGCCGACCGCGAAACTGAGGAGCGTCGCGACCTCACCGAGGACGCCAGCCGGGACGTCCGTGCTGATGTTAGGATACAGGACGCCGTCCGGCCCGACCTCTCCGCCGTACTCGCGGGTCACCGCGTGGTCCCGGAGCGCCCATGGGTCCTCGAGTGCCTGGTCGGCGATGAAGAGGTACGGCTTCATCGGGCCGCCTTGAGGAAGTGCTTTTCTAGCGGGACGAAGCCGCGTCGCGCGAAGGGCCCCTCGAGGTCGGGCATCCCGACTACGAAGTGCGAGAGGAAGACGCGGGCCGCGCCGCGCTTCCGGGCCCACGCCTCGTAGGCGTCGAGTAGCTCCGCCCCGGTCCGGCCGCCGCGAGCTTCGGGCATCACGTACCACGCGTGCTCCGTCGCGACCGGGGCGCCGTCGAAGAGGTCCGGCGTCAGGGTCGCGAAGAGGGCGCCCGAGGGCCCGGCGTCGTCGCTCGCGACGAGGATCGTCCCGATGCCGGAGGCGAGGAGCGCGCCCCAGGAGCGGAGGAAGTGCGCCGGCCCCTCCGGCCCCGGCCGGAAGAGGTCGGGGTACGGCGCGGCGACCTCCCGGCGGAAGGCGTAGTAGAACGGCAGCGCCCGCTCGATCGTCTCCGACGTCAGCTCCTCGATCACAGCAGCGTCCCCTTCATCTGCATGATCCGGATACTCCGGGCCGTGCCCGCGCTGTTGTTAATGGTGTAAGCCTCGAAACCGAGCCCCGTCGCAGACGTCGGCAGGTTCCCGGCGCTCGTGTGCGTCGCGACGAGAGCCCCGTTGATATAGAACTCTAAGGTGTTGATGTCGGTGAACCGCATACGAAAGACGTAGCGGGTGTCGGCGGTCACGGCGACGCCCGAATCCGTCGTCGTCGCGTTGTTCGCCGAGTCGGTCGAGACGCACATCCAGTTAGTGTCAGGGACGGCGGTCCGGAACCGGAAGCCGACCATGTCCGCCGTCGAGGTCGTGTTGACAGTGCCCGAGACGCCCTGGACCGCGACCCAGATGGTGCAGTTAGCGACGTCCGCTGCAGCCGCGCCCGTCTTGACGACCCAGGTCAGGTCGAACAGGAGTTGCCGCTGGACGGTGTTCTGCGTGAAGCTCGTCCAGCCGGCGACCGCGCTGAGCGTCGTCGCCGACTGATAGTTGACGTAGTGCCCCGTAGTGTCCTGGACCGCCGTCGTAGCTGCCGAGGTCACGCCGGGGGCGAGCGCGCCGAGGACCGACGTGGAAATTGTCGTCGACAGGCCCTGGAACCCGACCTGTATGTACTTCCGCGCGTCGGTTTCGATGAAGTAGGCGTTGATCGCGGTCCCCGCACCTCCTGAGGCCGCCGGGTCGTTCAGCTGGAGCTTGTGGTGGAAGAGCGGGCGGCGGGCCACTACGCGGCTCCCCGGTTCTCGTCCTCGTTCCCGACCTTGAACCACACCATGTGGGAGAGGACCTTGAAGTCCTCGTTGAGGACCGAGTTTGTTACCTGGATACTGATCGTGTACCCGTCGCCGACGTTGAGCTTCTGCTTGTGCCTCCGGCGGGTCGCGTCGAAGGTGAGCGTCTGCTTGAGAACGCCGTCGACGAAGACCTCAACGGTCAGCGTTCCGGCGGAGACCGGCTCCATCAGCATGGCGAGGTGCTCAAAGTGCTTCCGGCGCCAGCGGAGGGACGGGTCGAGGTGCGAGAAGTCGAGGTGCGGCACCTGGTACTGCCCGGTGTACGGGGCCCCGTTCTTGTTTCGGGCCTCCTGGTCAAGGAGGTAGGCGAAGCTCGTCTCGCCAAGGATCGGCGTCTCCGGCCCGCCCGCCGGCGAGCGCCGGATCGCGAGCCCGTCCCCGACGTCCCGGCTCGAGTAGCTGAACTTGAGCGGGAGGTCGCGCTCGACTCCGGAGAAGTCGAACTTGAGGGTTAGGTCGTTAGAGGCCGAGCCGGCGCTCGGGACGGTGAAGGCCGCGAGCTTCTTCTGCGGGTACCAGACCGAGAGGACCTGGTTGAGCCGGGCGAGGTTGAGGTTCTCCCGCGTCCACTTGCTGAGCCCGAGGCGCCGGGTCAGGTCCGAGGCGCGGGTCCCGCCGAGCGCGTCGACGGCAGAGAGGAGGTGAAAGGTCCCGTCCGCCGCCATGAAGATCACGTCGTCGTCGATCGGGAGGGCCGCGTACGGCGATGGGGCGACGCCGACCGCCTCGCTCTTCGTCCGGATCAGCCAGTTTCCGGTGTTCGTGTCCGTGTCGTCGAGGTAGAAGATGCCGCGCGGGTACTTGAAGGCGAAGAAGACGCCCTGGAACGACGCCCCGCACCAGATGCGGTCGCCGACGTCAGACCGGAACCGCATCGACAGCGCGGCGGCCGAGGTGAAGTTCTCGTGGTCGTCAGGGTCCGAGGCGTAGGCCCGGTGCGGGTCGTTGAGGTTACCCCAGGCGACGAGGCGGTTCTCGTGGATCAGGCCGTTGATCGGCTGCTTGCCCTGATCGGCGGTCGCGGACCAGTCCGCGGGCGGCGTCGCGATGTTCGACGTCGTCGTCCCGTCGCCGGAGAGGACCTGGACCGGGTCGACCCCGTTGAAGTAGAACAACTTGCGATTGACGGCGGCCGCCTCCTTGCCGCCGGCGACGAACCGGCCGGGCCGGGCGCTAAGCGACAGCCCGCTCTTGAGGGTCACGGCGTCGAGGTCGCCGGTCGTCAGAGTCAGCGGCTTCTCCTTAAAAAGATTGCCGCCCGTCGTCGCCGTGATGATCCGGTTCCCGACGCGTATCTTGTAGGCCGCGCCAGCGTTCGTTGTGACCCACGCCGTCGTCGTATCGAGGACTGTCGCCGACGTGATCGTCGCGATGATCCGGGTCTCGTTCGCGACGACGATCCGGTCGCCGGGGGCGTGGGCCGTGAACGTCGTCCCCACGCCGTTGACCGTCGTGCTCCCCGCGGTTGTCGAGACCGTCCCCGCTGGGGTTGTCTCGGCGTCCGAGTACCAGTCGAAAAGGCCGATGATCGTCGATGCCATCGTGTCGATCCGGTAGTTCAGCGCCACCGGTACGACCTCGATGCGCTCGGTGAAGGACGCGCCCGGGGTGTGCGCCGCCGCCCCGCCGTTCCCGATCGCCGCGACGAGGAGGTACGGGGCAGCGCCGGGGGCGGAGAGTGGTCCGACGAGCGTCGCGGCGGTCGAGCCGTTAGTCGCGAAGCTTTGCGTGTGGACGCCGCTGGTGACCCCCGAGAACGCCCCGGCGACGAAGGTTGAGGTTACGTCTCCGGGCGAGCGCGTCAGGCTCACGATATCGCCGGCGTTGAGCGTCGCCGCTAGGAGAGAGTAAGCGAGCTGCGTGTTCCCGAAGTTGAACCGCTTGTAGGTAAGGCTTACGTCCGCGACGATCGTCCAGGTGTTCCCCGCGGAGTCGGTCAGAGTCACGATGTGGGAGTTCGGATCGGGCGTGCTCACGTTGACGATCGCCATTACGACGAGGGAGCCCGCCGCCCAGCCACCCGCCGGCACGACCAGTGTCGAGAACGTAACGCCGCCGCCGAGCATCGTACCGGACGCCGTGGTGCCGACCGTCGCGAGACCGCTACCGGGAAAGGATGCGATGAAGCCGGCCCACTGCGTTGCCCCCGGGTACGATCCAGATAGCGCGGGGGCGTTCGCTAGGCCGGTCGTATCGTACGCCGCCGCCCCCGGCTCCTTGCGGATGTGGAGGTCGTCGAGGGCGACCCCAGAGGCCGTCAGCAGCTCGGTCGGCTCCGAGAGGAGGCGGTTCTCGTGGTTCACCATCCCGGCCAGCCCGCCGGGTAGCTGAGCCGCCGGCGGGAGCTTACGGTCCCAGGACATCGGCTAGATGAAGAGGACCTTAAGCCCGGCGACCGCCGCACCCGCAGTCAGGACGAATGAGGTGCTTGTCCCTGCCTCCCGGGAGAAGACCGTCGGCGCGTTCGCGTCGAGCGCGATCCCGACGTCGCCGGAAACGCCCTTCAAGATCAGCGTCGCGATGTTAGTCACCGGAGGGACGATGATAACGAGTGACGCCTTGTCGGGAACGGTGATCGTATTCGCGCCGCTCGCGAGGTTGAAGACCGAGCTGGTCGCGCCGTCCGTGATCAACCACGAGAGGCTGATCTTGCTCGAGCCCTCCGGCTCCCCGGCGAGCTCGCCGGTCAGGTAGATCGTTCCCGTTACGGCCATCGAACCTCCTAGATCAGGTACTGCTCGCCGCGCGGCTGGATGCGGCCCTTCCGGTGCGTCTGCCCGATCCGCGTCCGGTGGACCCCGAACGTCGTGCTCCCGCCAGAGAGGGCTCGCCGGTGCTCCTGGACCATGCGCTGGACCAACTCGCGGTACTCGGAGGCGAGGTTCTCGGCCCTGTCGTCGCTCTTGTCGAAGGCGAGGAGCATCGCGGCCCCAGAGGCGAGGACGGCCCGGTAGTGCTGGGGAACGACGACCGACCCGCCCAGGACGAGGTCCGGCGGCATGAACACGTAGTCGAACTCCAGGCGATAGGACCGCACGTCGTACGAGTTGAGCTGGATGCGCTGGGGCTGGATCAACGCGGCCGCCGTCGGCGGCTCCCGGAAGAAGGTACCGAACGGGAACGAGATGTCGTGCTGCTCCCGGGCGCCGACCGGGATCGGGTCCATGTACCGGCTGTGGAGGTAAGGGGCCCCGGCGAAGCGGACGAAGTCGGGCGGGAGGTCGTACTCAGGGTTGTAGAGGACATAGCTAGCCGAGCTCTGCGTCGCCTCGGGCCACGGCGCGTCCATCGTCGCCGTCCCGATCGTTTCGGCGACGGACGCGATCCGGGGAACGGTCGGGAGCTTCGCGACCTCGAGCCGCCACCCCTCGAAGTTACGCGTCGGCGGCGCCGAGAAGACCGCCGTCGTGATCCCCCTGGTGACGTCGACCGTCCCGGTCTCGATCAGGGCGTCGGTCGTTATCACGCCGCGGGGCTGCTTCCGGGCCCAAAACCAATCGGTCACAGGGAGGTCGACGACGTGCGCGTAGATGCCGGCGGAGGTCGCGAGGTCGCGGCCGACGGCTACCGAGCCGCCGAGGATAAGCGTCTGCTGGACTCGGTTGAGGTACTCGAGCGCCTTCGCGTAGAGGTTCGACGCCGACGACGCAGGCTCGCCGGCCCGGAAGAGGGCGTCGAGTCGGAGGTCCTCGACCGTGTTGAGGTTCGCCACCTAGTCTCCCGGCGCCGGGTATCTGCCGCAGTGCTTGCACCGGCCGCAGCCGGGGCAGACGTTCGGGTGCGACGGCGGTGTGAACCATCCGGTGTGGTCGGGCACCGTTGTCGAGCCCGCGGGGACCATCGTGACCCCGGGGTGCGTGCCGGCGGTCTGAACCTGTAGGAACTCCACCATTAGGCGTACGCCTCGCGCGCCCGCTTGGCCGCGCTAGCCCGGGCCGCCCGCTCGCGCGGGTCCGGATCGGTGTCCTGGACGCCGGCGCCGAGCATCGCCTCCGCCATCGAGAGACTCCGCGGCTTCGGCGGGACGTACTCGATGTTCAGGTCGGTCTTCTTCGCCTCGGCGATGATGTACGCGGGGACCGTCTTGATATCGAGCTGTCGCCCCTGCTCGTCGACGAACAGGCCCTTGTTCGTCAACCGGATCGGGGGGTGGTACGCCGGGTTCTCCTGGCGCTCACGGCTGTCCCACCCGTAGATGATCGGGGACGACTCCCACTCGCGGACGACGTGAACCTGCTCGGGCTGCTTCTTCGGGCGCGACATCGGCTGTCTCCTTCTTCACAGATTCGACCTTCTTCACAGTGCCTGTGAATATAGGCGAAACGGTGAATTTGAGGCGGGGCGGCCCCGCGAGGAGCCGCCCGGTCTCGGGTTGAACTAGACGATCGTCTGGCTGGTGCCGGCGGTCTTCATCGTGCCGGCGAGGGCGTACTTGATGTAGAGCGTCCCCTGCGCGCCGGCGCCGACGGTGGCGACGGTCGTCAGGTTGAGCTGGCACGCGATGATCCCGTCCGGCTCGCTCGTGATCGTGCCCGGTGTCCCCTCGATGGATACGAGGAACTTGTCGAGGAGTCGGTCGAGGAGGACGTCGACCCGTCGCGAGACGAGGTCGCCGGCCAGCGGTGCGGCGGGGACGGTTAGGGTGTCGAGGTCGACGGTGTTCGGCGAGGTCGCGCCGTCGACGTACTGGAGCTTGACGACCGCGCCGCTCGGGTCGAGGGCCGAGGCGTAGAGCCCGTACTCGACGATCTGGAGACTCTCACAGACGGGGAGGACGAGCTTGATTCCGGTCGCGTTGAGGTCCGCGGCCGGAGCCGTTACCGACAACTGATAGATCAACGACATTTCATTCTCCTACCCACGGTTCACATCCTTCTGCGGCTGCGCCGCTCGATTCTCGTGGGCCTCAGAGGGCTAGGGAGGCGGCCACCACCATGGCGGCCGCCCCCCGTCCCGGTTGACTACGCGCTGGTGACGTGGACCACGCGGGTCGTCCCCTTGGACGTCGCCTCGGTGGTTGCACCGGTGAAGATCGTGTTGAAGCCGAAGAGGCCGTACCAGGCGATCGACTTGAAGCGCCCGTGTCCGCTCGGGAGAGCGGCGCGGAGGTGCGGCGCCTCGGCCTCGATCATGCCGACCGCGTCCTGCCCGAAGACCACGCCGGAACCGAAGCTGTTGGTGCCGACGTACGGGAGGGCCGTCGCGTGGTTCGTCTCGACGAGCCGGATGCGCTCGATCGTCCCCACCTCACCCTTCACCTTGACGCCCGGTGTGGTGTACTGGTGCCAGGAGATGAACTGAGAGTCGCGGCGGAGCGCGGTGAGGCTCTTGCCGCGGAAGATGCCGACGTAGTTCTCGCCCTCGAAGTACGGGATGTTGAGCCGGTCGAACATCAGCGAGGAGATGTCCTCGATGTGGAAGTAGTTGAGCCCCGCCTGCGCCGTTCCGCTGGCGGTCCCGTTGAAGGTGATCGAGGACGTCGCGGGACCGGTCGGGACGTACTTGACGTTGCTGTCGTCGTAGTTGCTGAGCGCGAGCGTGTCGAGGACTAGCCGCTTCTGCTCCATGAGCGTCCGCTGGACCAGGTTCTCGATGTTGTACTTGGCAAGCATCTGGAGCTTGCCGGTGTAGGGGACGGCCACGCCGTACTCCTTCACCTGGAAGGTCGAGGTCGCGAGGCTGAACGACACCTCGGGGATCGGGCTGAGCTCGGAGAGCTCGGCGCTCGCCGGCTCCGCAATGTGCGTGAACCGGGTGAAGGTGAGGGTGTCGCCCTTGTTCTTCCCGTACTCCGACTGGACCTCTACGAAGCGCATCGCCACCGAGTTCTCGAGGGCGGTCTCGTAGACGTCAGCCGAGAGCTGGAAGTTCTTGAACGTCCCCGTAGGGGCGTCGAAGTCCCAGCTGTAAGCCATGGTTTTCTACCTATTCTTTCTTCGGGGTCCTTCCGCTCATCAGCAGCCGCTGCTTCGCGACCCACGCGGCGGCGGAGAAGTCTCTCGGCTTCTCCTCCTGCTTCCCCCGTGGGGTCGGGCCCGCAGCCGACTCGATGTGCGGTGGGCGCCCGCTGTTATTGGCGTTGGCGCGGCCCTTACCGACGTTGGCGAGGCGCGCGATCCGTGCCTCCGCCAGCTCGGCGAGCCGCTCGTGAGCGCTCGCGACGTCGTCGCCGAGAGCGTCGATTTCGGACTTGTGCTCGGTGTAGACCTGCGCGACGACCGGCTTGAGGTCGGGCGACGCCAGGTGGTCGTACGAGGAGTAGAACTGCTCGGCCCACTCCGTCTCGCGCCGGGCGTCGGCCATCCGGGCCTCGGCCTGACGGACCTTCTCGAGGTACTCCGCCTCTATCTTCTTCTGGCTCCGCTCCATCTTCGCGGTGTGGTAGGCGTCGTACTGGCGCTGCCACGCGGCGATGTCGCGGGTCGCGAGAAGGGGGTCGGGGGGAGCGATCTCGGGAATCAGCTCGTTGTCGGTCGCTGGCCGGTAGGCGCTAAGGACGCCCTCTACCTTCGCCAGGCGCTCGCGGGTTCTAGCTAGCTCCGATCCGAGGCGGCCGTTCGCGCCGCGAGCCTCGCGCTTGAGGTCCTCGAGGAGGGAGTACGTCTCGGGGTCGACCTTGACGGTCCTCCCGCGGTACTTGAACTCCTTGGGGGCGGCCTCGGGTGCTTCCTCCGGCCCGGCCTCGGTCTCGTCGGCGCCCTCGCCGCGGCGCATATACGCCTCGACCTGGGCCGCCTGTGCGTCCTCGGCGGGATCGGTGACTTCTAGCGGTCCGGGCATGACTCCTCCTGGCGGCCGCGCGGGGGCGGCGGTCTGGGTACCGACCGGAGCGAGCGCGGCGTGCGCTCAAGCGGGTCGATAGGTTGCTGCGGATGCTGAGGTGCTACTGCTGCGCGGCTTCGCCGCCGTACAGGGCGGCCTTCGCGTCGTCGGTCTTCCGCGCCCGGTACTCCAGGGCGTCACGAAGAGCGACGATCTCGGCGAGGGCGGCGATGTACCGGACGGCGACGTGCGCGTCGCTTGCGGCGGAGGGCGACCGGAACCACTCGATCGCCTCCCCTATGATCTGGCGCTCGCGCTCGGCGAAGATGCTCGTTCCCTGGCCGCACGACTCGCATGAGCGAGCCGCCCGGTCGAGGAACGCGCGGGCCTCGGCGCCGTCCGCGGCCTGGCGCTCGACGATGGCCCTCTGTTTCGGAGTCACCTAGTCGGCCTCACGGAAAAGAACGTCGCGCGCGTCGGCGCCCATTTCGACGCCGATCCCAGGCCGACGCTCGAGCGTCGCCACCAGGTAACCCTGCTCCTGGAGTGCGCGCTGCTCCCGGCCGAGCCGCTTCAAAACGGCGAGGTTGCCGTGCTGCGCCAAGAACAGGAACTGGGCCCACTCCGGGGCGTCCGCCATCGGCGACACGGCGTTGCGCTCGAACCACGCGAGCGCCTCGGCCGTCTGATCCTCGACGTTCAGCCACTCGGCCTGCGACCACCCGCGCGAGTCGTACTCCGGTTTGTTTCGCATCAGGCGGGAGAGGAGCATCGAGACCTCCGTGAGCTTCTCGTTCGCGTCGAGGAGTAGAAGTATCCACCCCTGACGGCCGTGCTGCTTCGCTATCTCCGGCCCCCACAGCTGCCACCACTCCTGCCAGTCGCCGGCGACGGCGAGGGAGCTCAGGCCGCGCTCGTCCCTGAACTCGTGCTTCACTTGCCGACGCGCCGGTAGCCGCCGCTCTTGGTGAGCCGACCGGCGCGCTTCATCGAGAGCGCCATCGCGACTGCCTGCTTCTGGGGCTTTCCCTCATGGACGAGGTGGCTGATCTTCTTGGAGACGGCGCCGTCGGAGGTGTTGTGCCCCTCCTCCAGGTTCTGCTCGCCGCGGAAGTGCCCGAGGTAGGCGTACTCCGGGCCGCTCGTGTCGAGGTACGCGAAGGGGTCGTCCCCGGCCGCCGCGGTCCCGTCCCTCGGCCCGTCCTGCGTCGGGTTCGGGCCCTCCTCCTCGCGGACGGCGCGGAGGCGGCGGTTCGCCGGCTGGAGCGGGCGCGGGTCGTTGTCGTACGGAACGCTAGGGTAGTTCGCCATCAGTATCCTCCAGGGCTCACGACCTTGACGCCGCGGCGCGCGGCGCGGGCGAGGCGCCGGATCGACTGGTGCGCCGCCCGGCGCTCGGCGCCGGTCCGATCCATCGCGCGCCTCTCCACCTTGGCCGCCCGGACGCTCGCCCGGCCCTCGGCGACGGTCGGCGCGACCGGGCCGCCGGAGGCTGCGGCCACCTGCGCCCGCCGGCGCTCGACCTTGGCGGCGAGAACGGGGTTGACCGAGGGGTCGACGGCCTGGCCGGAGGCGGCGATCCGCCGGACCCGGCGCGTGTTGTGTCCCTCCTCGAGGACCTTCCGGGCTCGGAAGTGCTCGAGGTAGGCGTGCTCCGGCTCGACCTTGAGGTACGAGAACGGGTCTCCCCCCTGGCGCCGGCCGCTGTCCCAGTCGCCGCCGCGGTTCTTGGTGCTCCCGGGGTAGGCGTTCTCGGTCGGGTTCTTCGTGTATCCTGCCATCAGTTCAGCTCCTCTTGGCCCAGCGGTATCCCCGCCGCGGCCTTCGCGCGCCGGCGGCGCTCCTGCTCGGCGCTCGAGATGTAGCCCTTGGTCAGGCCGCCGGCCGGGGGCGGCGCGGCCGGGGCGGCCGTCGAGCCACCGTACTGGCGGACGGGCGGCGCGGGCTCGGTGCCGACGCTGTACCCCTGCCGGAGGGGAAGTATCTCGCCGGCCTGAACTCGGCCCGAAACCGCGCTCTCCTGGCGGCGGCGCGCCGTCTCTGCTAGTGTCTCTGGCATTCTAGGCTCCTTGCGGCGCGTTCGGCGCGAACCCGGCCTCGCCGCCCTGCGCCGCCTGCGCCGCGGCCATTCCCTCGCCGGGGGCGGACGCGCCGGCGCTCGGCGCGAGGGCCGGGTTCAGCTGCCCGCCGGCGACCTCGCCGGGCGGCGCCTCCTCGGCCGGGGCCGCTTCCGGCTGCTCCTCGAGCGCGAGGGACTCCGGGTCTACGCCGGAGGCGCCGAGGACCTGGTCGAAGAGCTTGCCGTAGTCCTTCGTCTTCCCGAAGACGTCGGCGAGCTGCGGCGCCGTCGCGAGGAGGTTGACGAGGTTCATCAGCTTCGAGAAGGTCCGCTCCTTCGACGCGACGCCGCGGAGGCCGCGGACCTTGAACTTCGCGTGGGAGACGAGCGCCCACCGCTCCATCTGCGACATCGACGCGAGCTGGAGGGTCAGCCGCGGGCCGAGCAGCTGGACGAACTCCTCGAGGATGAAGTCGTCGGCGTACTGGAGGATCAGCTTCCACGCCTTCTCGAAGAGCGGCTCGAGGAACGTGTCCTCGAACCGGGCCGCCATCGACTCGAACAGCGAGCCGGAAGCCTGCATCGCGGAGACGATCTCCGTCGCCTTCACCTGGCGCGGCGGGAGCTGCCCGAGCTTCGTATCCGGCGTTGCGAGCGCCTCGTTGACGTACGCCTCGATCCGGTTGAGGCCGTCGAGCGAGACCGGCGACGACTCCCCGTTGTCGACCCGCTCGTAGAACCTGTGCCCCTGCGGGACGTTCGGCTTGAGGACCGCGGTGTACCCCTGCGGGATGCCGTCGGCGATCTCCTCGGGCGACTCCATGAGGTCCGGGCGGACCTGTCCGACGCCCCAGGTACCGCGCATCGCCGCGTCGAGGAGGAGGTTGACGAGCTCGTTCGCCGCCCTCCACATCGGGACCGCGTGGTCCGCGAGCGCCTTGTGGACGGTGCTCCCCGGGACGCGGATCAGCGGCGCGACGATGAACGGGCGGGTGCCGTCCCAGAACGGGTTAGGCTGCGGCGGGCGGAGGACCTCGTCGGCGGCCCAGGACCACCAGGCGTTCTCGTGGAGGAGCTCCCCGGTCGTCTCGTCGATGACGTCGCCCCACGCCTCGTAGACGTCGACCTCGTACGGGTCCGGGGCGACGTAGTTCTCGCCGGTCCGGGTCCGCTTCTCGTACTCCTTGATCTGCTCCTCGGTCCGCCCGTAGAGCCGGTCGACGGCCGCCTGGTCGTACTCCGGGTTCGCCCGGAGCTCATGGAGCTGGCGGCGCGTCCGGTGAATCTCGTACCGGAGCGCCGGCGACGGGTCGCGGAAGTAGTCGTCCCACGGGATCAGGTCGACCGCGAGGCGCATCTCCTCGACGTCGACCGGCTCCATCGTCTCGCCGGCTAACTCGTGCGCCGGGTACGAGCCGGGGTCGAGCGCGGACCGCCGCGGCTTCCGGTAGCGGTACGAGCGGCGCTTGACGAGAACCGGGTATATCTTGCCGATCACCAGGCCCTCGATGAGGCCGCGCTTGACGGCGTCGCCGACGAAGACCTGGACGCCGTACGTCGTCTCGGGGCGGTTGCCGGGAACCCACAGCCGCTGGAGGTAGTGGAGGAGGACGCCCTGGATCATCGACGGCGAGAGGACCGGCTTGCCGATCCCGGGCGCGTCGGCGGCGAGCCAGTCGTCGTTGTCCGTAAGGGCGCGCTCGAAGGTGCCGACGATGTGCTCGACCGCTAGGGGAAGGCCGGGCGTCGTCTCGCGCGACTGGAACTCCGCCTTGTGCGAGAAGTCCTGCTCGCCGAGGTAGGCGTCCCAGTTCTCGGCGTTCTTCCGCTGCCGACGCTGCCCGACCATCTTGCCCCGGTCGAGGTACCGTCGAGAGATGCGGAGGATGTCGTCGTTCGGCATCAGGCGTGACTAGGGGCGCTGTAGGAGCGGCCTCGGAGCGTGACCCCGGCCGGGAAGACCTTGCCGGACCCCCCGGCGGTGTACCGCGGCCCGCGAATCGACCGGAGGCCGGCGGCGTCGTGTGCGTACCTAGGGACCGGGCTGTCTCCGGCGACCCAGTACCCGAGCGCGTCGGCCGCGTTGCTCTGCTCGGCCGGGTTCGACTTGTCGACCGTCCCGTTCGCCCGCCACTTCGTCGTCTCCAGGTCGTGCGCCAGGCGGTCGCAGTGCGCGGCGACGTCGATCATCTTCGAGCCGTCGCCCGGGCGGAGGGCTCGGTTGACGGCGGCGACGCGGTCCTTCACCGGCGGGTTGACCTCGGGGATGATGAACCTGATCGGGCACGGGTAGTTCTGTAGGTACTCCTGGATCAGGTAGAAGCTCGCCTCGCCGGTCTGGCCGTCCCGCCGCCGGCCGGTCGCGTCGCCGTAGACCCAGAGCTCGGCCGAGTGCGCGGGAAACCTCGAGCGGAACTCGTACGTCATCGTGGCGATGTCCGACCGCTCGAGCGCGATCTCGTCGAGGACCCGGAACATCCGGTTGACCTTCTGGCCGACGAGCCAGACGCCGTTCGTCGCGTTGAAGTCGACGGCGAGCACCAGGGGGAGATACGGGTGAACGTTCGGGCGCGGCCGGCCATTCTCGTCGAGCGGGGCGAGCGCCGGGTTCATGTGGAACTGGCGCGCGAACGAGCCGCTGTAGACCAGCGAGCCGCCGATCGTCGGGAGGAGCATCCCCTTCAACCGGATCAGGTACTCGGGCGACCCGGGCGGGAACTGCCGCTCGAGCCGGGCGATCTCCGCGGGGAGGATCGTCGGGTTGTCGTAGATCGAGGCGGTGAAGATGTCGAGGTCCGGGTCGGACTTCCCGGCGTCGAGCCACGGGCGGACCTTCTTCGGGTACATCCAGGTGACCCCGCCCGGCTCGCCCGGGGGCGGGAGGATCGTCGCCGCCCCGCGGATCACCAGCCGCTTCCCGCCGCCGACGCGGAGGGTACACTCCTTGTAGACCTCCTCCGGGTCGGGGACCTCGTCGAAGTCTATGTCGTCGACGTCGGCGCCCTGGAACGCCCGCGGCCCCTGGTCGCAGGACTTGAAGACGGCGATCGAGCCGTTCTTCAACCGGAGTGTCTGGTTCGTCACGTTCCAGCTGGCGATCTCGCTCGCGGGGATGAACGCTAGGCGGGACTCGACGCCGGCGCCGTTGTCGAAGAGCTTGGGCTGGACGATGTTCCGCCCCATGTCGAACTTGAGCGAGACGACCCACGCCTTGATCGCGCGGTCGAAGATCGCGATCCCGTTCCCGCCGTACGCGCCGCGGGGGTCCGGGTTGCCGAAGCGGAGCCGGGACGCCCGCCGCGCCATCAGCGCCTCAGTCTTCCCGGAGCGGTTCGCGCCGAATATCCACGCCTCGCTCTTCGTGCTCGCCCAGAAGGCCGCCTGGTGCGGGAACGGGCCGGGGTCGCCAGCGAGGAGGCGGAGGAGGCCGTCGCTCTCCTGGCGGGTGACGAGGAGCTCGGCGGCCTCGGCGGCGGCGCGGAGGTCCACTAGACCTCCTGGGGGCAGTCCTGGAACGGCCACCAGCGGGAGCCGGCGCAGAGGGGATCGTCGCTGTGGCGGAGGGGCTGGGCGGCGAGCACGACCGCGCAGGCGGCGAGGAGCAGGAGGGCTAGGAGGGCTGCGGCGCGCACGCCTTCACCTTCTTCTTCAGGGCCGGGGGCGCGGCGATCTTAGCCTCGGCCTGCCGGATCGCGTCGTTCAGGGCGGCGACGCCGCCGGTGAGAATGCTGACGTCCGTGACCGCCTGCTGGGCCTGCGCCCGGCGCTCGGCGAGGCGCCGCGCCAGGTCGTCGCGCTGTTCCTTGAGCTTGTCGAGCACGGCTGTTTATGGAAACAGCAGACAGACCGACTGCCCCGAGAACCACTGCGTCACCGTTGCCTCGTTACACGCGCAGACCTTGCACTCGCCGTTGACGGGGACCTGAGCAGCACTGGTCATGCCAGGACTGGTGGTTACTTCGCAGGAGAGGAGCACGTCGTTCGCACCAGTGCAGGCAACTGGCGTGTTACAACCGCAGGTCTGCGGAGCCAGCGGCGACGTGAACGGCACGATATAGCGCTGATCGTGCAGCACCTCTAATACCTGGCGGGTGAACGCGGTACCGGCCGCTAAAGCCGCACTGGCACTAAGCAGCAGCGCCATCGCCAAACCAGCAACCCAACTCGTTCTCATGGTTTTCTCCTTTCGGTTATGCTGTTGACGGTATCAACTCCACGATCAGAGTCTTCTCCGTAATCGAATTAGACAGCGACGCGGTTCCCCACTGGGCTGTTACGCTCAATACCTGATCTACGGTGGTGTTAATTGAGGCCGCAAACGCAGGTGGGAACTCAAAGACCTTCGGCACCAGGGAACTATCCTCAGCGAAGAAAACTCTACCCTCTGCTTTTGCTGTTCCACTAGCACCTATGGACCGAAACTCTACGATACCTTGGATATCGAAGAAGTGCGCTGCTGCGTTAGCGATAGGAGAGGTTACCGCTCCCGTGTCAACAACTACGACGCTCCCGAGTTTGATTCGTACGCGAAGTGTAGGAGGCACTAGAGTCGTAGTGTACGATCCACTTATTGTAAGCCGAAACGATGTTCCCGCGACAACGGTATCCGCAGGAATTGTCAGTGTAGAAGGAAACAACGTGGTCTCGGTCGTCGTATTCGCAACGGCGACGTCCGAAGAAGCAACGTAGATGAAGCCCACTACAGGTTGCTCCAGGCCCCGGCGACACGGGCTTGTACAGCTAGGGCTGTAGTGTTGTAGACCATCATCCCGTTGACCGCCGTCATCGCATCTCGCTGCGTCGTTGTCATTCGAGGCAGCAAAAACGCCTTAGTTACGCTCTGGACTTCTAAGGCAACTGAGGAATTCGTAGGCGCTGCGTTTGTCCCGAAGACTCCGGGGCCCGCGTGGCGCATCTCGGTCGCCGACCCGAGCGACCGAAGGGAGAGGCTGACTGTGGCCGTCTGGGCCTCGACGTCGACCGCGACCGAGGTGTCCTGCGTCCCGGTGCCGAGGCGGTTCTTGTGCCAGACGGTGCGCCGTGTCGTCGCCGTAACCCCGGAGTTGAACGTCGGCTCGGAGTAGATCGACGTGTGCTCGGTCTGCGTGAGCGTGCCGGCGTTGACGATCTCGTACTTCGTCTGGTCGGCGACGGGGCGGAAGCTCGGAATGGTGCAGGCGGCTCCGTCCGCTCGAATTATCGCCTGCGACACGAGGAGCGCCCACGCGCCTAGGTTCGTGATCGCGACGCCCGGGTTGTTCCGGATTAGCGGCTCGAAGAGGAAGATCGAGCCGCCGCCGCCGAAGCCGCTCAGCATCGCCTGGTTGATCGTCCAGGTTCCGGCGACGTCGAGCACGAAGACGCCGTCCGTACTGTTGTCGAACGTGAGAGTCGGCGAGACCTCGGTGACGTGCCACGAGCCGGGGACGCTGTAGGAGCCCGACTGGAAGAAGACGGTCCCCCGGGTCGGGTTCGACGTCGAGTTGAACGTCAGGTCGTCGCCGGAGCCGGTTCCGCCGATCCCCGTCTGCCCGCCGGCCCGGCCCGGCAGGCGGAAGTAATCCAAGTGGTCGTCGTCGCCGAGCCCGGCCAGCCCGCCGTGGTCGACGCCGGAGGCGATGACGGACGCGCTGATCGTCGGGTTCCCGGCGACGCCGCCGGGGTTGGTGATCGTCAGGTCGACCGTCGACGTGTCGGTGACGGCGATCGATCGCGTTACCCAGGAGTCGGCGGCGTTCCGGACGGCGATCCCGGTCGTGATGAGCGCCTCGAGGCCGGCCAGGTCGTTGTCGAGGACGAGCGTCGGGTCGCCGGCGACCCCGGCGGGGTTCACGATCGCTATGCCCTCGGCCGGCGCGACGAGGGACCGAAGGGCCCAGGTGTCCACGTCCGTCCGGCAGGCAAGGCCGGTGCCGGAGAGGGCGGCGAGCGCGTTCAGGTCGGCGTCGAGCGAGTACTCGGAGAAGAGGGTGCCGGGCTCCTCGGCGTCGAGGCCGGGTGGTCCAGAAGGGCCCGCGGCCCCGCGGAGCCCGGTGTCGCCGCGGTTCCCGGGCAGGCCCTCGAGACCGTCCTCGCCGTCGAGGCCGGGCGACCCAGCAGGTCCGGCGGAACCGGGCGCACCGGCGGGGCCGGCGGGACCCGGCATCCCCAGCTCCCCGTCCTCGCCGTCGAGCCCCGGCGGCCCGGAGGCCCCGGCTGAGCCCGCCGCACCCGTAGCGCCTGTAGCGCCGGGCGACCCTGGCGGTCCCGGCTGTCCCGGCTCGCCGTCTTCTCCGTCCAGCCCGGGAGGGCCGGTCAGCCCGGTCGCACCTGTCGCCCCGGCCGCCCCGGTCGCTCCCGCAGGCCCGGTCGCACCTTGCGACCCCGGCGGACCCGGCTCCCCGGGCGCGCCGTCGTCGCCGTCTAGACCGGGAGGTCCGCTCAGCCCCTGCGCGCCCGGCGCCCCCGGGGAGCCTTGCGGCCCTTGCGGCCCCGTAGCCCCGTCTGCTCCAGGGGGGCCCGGCTCCCCGTCCTCTCCGTCGATACCGGGAGGGCCGCTCGGACCGGCGGCACCGGCAGCCCCGGGAGGGCCGCTCGGGCCGGTAGCGCCCGTAGCGCCGGTAGCCCCGGGCTCGCCGGGGGAGCCCTGCGGGCCGGGCTCTCCGTCTACTCCTGGGGGACCGTCGGACCCGGGCACGCCGGCGGGGCCGGCCGGTCCGATGGCGACCGACGTGTCCTCGAAGAAGGACACGGGCCCCTAGCCGAGGACGATCTCGTACCCGTCGAGCGTCAGGGTGAGGATGTTGTTCGTCCCGGCGAGCGCCTGGATGACCTCGGCGGCGTCGAGGACGTAGAAGCAGAAGCGGTCGAGCTCGGCGCCCGCGCCGACGCTGACCGCGTCGTAGATTCGGGTCGCCGCGGCGTCGGTTCCGATCGACATCGTGAACGTGACCGCCGAGCCGGACGGGTTGAAGACGTGGATGTGGCGCAGCTCGGTCTTCGTCGTCGCGGGGACGGTATACTTCGTCGCCGCGACGTTCGAGACCTGGGCAGGGCCGGCGAGGCGCTTCGCGATTCGTGCCATCGGTTCTCTCTTCTCCTAGTGGTAGCCCTCGACCGAGACCTCGGAGGCGCCGGCCGAGCGGAGGTGGATCGTGCTGGTGCGGACGGGGAACGTCGAGTTGTTCGGGATGTCGGCGGCGGGCGCCTTGCCGACGCGGGTCGCCAGGGGGTCGGTGTCGCTGGTGATCGGGTCCTGCTTGACGAGGACGCGGTTCGCCGTGTCCCAGTTGCGGATGCGGATCGCGACGACGGGCGGGTCGAAGGTGATCGTCGTGTCGGTCGAGGCGACGAGGGTGAGGTGCTGAGCCTCGAACGCCTTGTACGGCAGGCTCACGGGAGCCGGCTAGCCGATGACGCGGGCCCTGAGGGCGTCGAGTTCGGCCCTGAGCGCGGTAACGGACTGCGCGGCGCGGGCCTCGTGGTCCTCCAGGGAGGCGACGCGGGCGGCGACGGACCCCGCCTTCGCCTCGAGCGCGGCGACCTTCGCGCGGCTCGCGGCCTCGGCGCGGGAGCACGCCGCCTCGCAATCCTGGCGCTTCTTCCACGCCTCGGCGTGCGCGGCGTCGGTGATCGCCTTCGCCTGGACCTTCGCGCCCTCCTCTACCTGGTGGGCGCGCTCGCGGCTCGCGTCGAGCTCGGTCTTGACGACCTTCTCGGCCGCCCGAAGCTCCTTGAGGCGCGCCTCGCTCTCGGCGCACGCCCGGTCCAGGGAGTCGGTGTGCTCGACGAGGCCGCGGGCCGCGCCGAGGGCCTCGGCGAGGGCGATGACGTCGTCGATCCAGCTCTTCTTCGCCATCAGATGCTCTCGAGCCGGAAGGTAATACCGGGCGTGCGCGCGCAGAGCGCGACGAACGCGACCTGCTCCCAGAACCAGTCGAGGCGCTGGTGCCAGGGGAGGGCTGCCCACACGTCAAGGATCGTCTGCATCGCGCCTCCTAGCTCTTCACGTTGTGGGGCTTGAGGACCATGACGACGGTCAGCGAGGTCGTCCCGTCCCCGGCGGTGACGTTCGGGCGGACGGAGGCGGTGCTCTCCTGGACGCGCTCGATCGCGGCCGCGGTGACGTTGAGGGCGTTCCCCTGCGGGTCGTTGAGGGCGGCCCAGGTCGTCTCCGCGTCGAGGGAGCCCTCGATCCGGACGGACCCGCCGGCGCCGAAGGTTCCCTTGACCTGGACCTCCTTGAACGTGTGGTCCGGCGCGCGGACCGGGGTGCCTGTGTCCGTGTTGAGCAGGCCGGTCCAGGTGACCCGGATCGTCCCGCCGACGAGGTTCTCGGTCGTGTGCTGGCGGACGGCCATCAGCGAACCACCCTACGAGGTCCGTTGTACTCACCCGAATGCTCCAGCTCACACGAGCAGGTGGCGACGCCGAAGAACTCGCCGGGGCTGGGGACTCGAATGTACAGGTACTGGCTGCCGCGCGGGTACCCGCCCTCGTGCGGCACGTGCACGCACAGGCACACGTACTGGTCGGGCTTGTTGGGCACCAGGACGGGCGTCCCGTCCGGCTGCCTCCATACGCTCCCGTCGGGTAGCAGCTGGATAAACGGCGCGATCTCCGGATGGGTCGCGAGGTCGTACCCCGGCTCGTACTGGATGCACGCGCCGACGATGCCCTTGACGCCGGAGGTCCCGTCGGGCGGTGCCTCTGCGACCTGAAGTATTGCCAGACCCATGCCCTCCTGCGTCGTTCCGTACGAGCAGTCGTACGAGAGACCACTCATCGGCGGCGTGGCGAGCGCCCGACCGGCAAGCGCGACCGCGCCGACCACTGCTAGTGCGAAGCGTGCGAGGCGCATGCTAGGTCACCGGGCCCGTCTCGGTCTTGCCGAAGGCGATCTCGGCCGACCACGCGGCGGAGGCGGTGATCCCGATGTCCGCGCCCTCGACGGCGAGGCAGAGGCAGGAGGGGAAGTAGCCGGAGAGGACGACGCCGGTGTCGCCGGTGAGGCCCTTGAGCGTCAGGGTCGGCACGGTCTCGCCCGGGTTCGGCGGCCGCGGGACGATGAGGACGATGTCGTGCCCGGCGGGGACGTCGATCGAGTTGAAGCCGGAGGCGAGCGCGAAGTTCTGGCCGCTCCCTACCCGGACGAAGTTCTCGAGGACCTTGGTCTGCGTCGCGTTCACGGGGTCTCCCTCCAGGGTGCGCCGGAGCGGCGCGAATCGTCAGGGTGAGGGCCGGACTCGAACCGGATCACGCGATCCACAGTCGCGCGCTCTAACCATTGAGCTACCCTCACAGCAAAAACGGGCGGGGCGACCGAGCTATGCCCGGCCGCCCCTCCCTGCAGCTACGACTTCGGACGCGGCTCGCTCACCGTGAAGGCGAAGCGGGCCGCCTGAGGCGCAGTGACGTGAACAGTCACCTCGTCGGACGGCTGTCCGTCGGGCGAGGCGAGAGCGATCACGCTGTCGCCGACCGTACCGGACCGGATGGTCACCTTGGTCGGCTCCATGTTCGCGAGCGTCACGTCACCACTGGTGACGGTGAACGTGACGGGCTCTTCGTTGGGAACTTCCACCCCGGCGTTGTCGACCGGGATTGCGGTAAGATCGACTTCCTGCGTGGAGTCGATCGTGATCTCGAGCGGCATTGGTTAACCTCCCTGCTTGGTCCGAACCGGACCAACGTTGTACGCGAATCGGCGAACCCTGTGCCGCCGGCCGCGTAGTAACACCAACAGTAGGACGAGGAGCCCTACCCCAAGGGCCACGCAGAAGTTCACATTGCCCTCCCCTCCGAGGCACGCGACGGGGGCGGTCCGCGCATCGCCGGTTGCAAGCCGGGTCTCGCCGGGCCGCCCCTCGCCGAGGTCAGCTCCGTCCGCTGACTGGACGGGTTACGCGCCGCCTTCCCCTTTTTCGCCGGGGCGAGCGTAAGGCGCGTGTCGCGGCGCTAGGCCGCGGGGATGATGGATGCGGAGGCGGGAATCGAACGCCGCGACCTCCGGGTTATGAGCCCGGCGCGCTACCTCTGCGCTACTCCGCGACATGCAGGGCCCGAAGGCCTTGGGGGTGTAATAGCCGCGCCAGCCTAAGCCGACGCGGATTCGATCTGCCTGAGGTCGGTGATCCCGAGCGCGCGGACCGCGGTGACGACGATCTGGCGCAGCTCAACCTCGCTCATGCTCGAGAGGTCCGGCCGGCTGTCCGGCCCGCCGCTGAGGAACGAGCGGAGGCGGGAGAGCTCGTCGACGGCCTTCACTAGGTTGAGCCCGGCCTTGACGAAGCGGTCGTAGACGATCGAGAGGCGCTCGGTGTCCTCGAACGCCTCGTCCGACCCCGCGAGCGCCGTCTTGAGCTTCTCTAGGAGGGCGGGGAGCTGGTCGCTCACCGACTCCGAGAGCTCGATGTTCCGCTCGGCGACGCCGACGTACCGGCGGACGCTCTTGTCGAGGGAGGCCGCGTCGTACGCTACGAGCGGCCCAGGTCGCGCGCTGGACACAGGGGGGCAGTGTATCATAACAGCCCGGTGTGTGTCAAGCACCGTGCGGTGCCTCACGTACACTTTTCCTCCCGGCTGACGCGCGGTACACGCGGCGCGATGGGACGCTGCACGCTACGGCCCCCTCCCCCCTTCGGTTGATTGCCAAGCGCCGAAGCTAACACGGTGCGGCAATCGTCTAAGTATTGGATAAGACGAGGAAACTAGCGAGCGCTGATTACCAAGGGGTGACCCTCAGAAGCCCGTGCAAATGACCCCTTTGTGCGCTGTGTCAAAATGCGACACCCTCGCGTAGGCGGGGCCGGACCGAGGGGCGCGCGCATGATACCCGGCGAGACCAGGCGCGCGACCCTAGCCCGGCTCAGTCGCTGCTAGATTGCGAGGCTAGCCCCTCAACCAGCGCGAGGACGAGAAGCGCCCGTGTGTCAATGCCTAACCGAGTGGCGAGCCGCTGTGCTCTCGCTAGCACGTCGCGGCTCAACCCCTCATCATCCTGCCGCCGCAACGGCTTCGCCATGTCGTTTACCTCCGAGGTGGCGGATGCAGCGGGCGTGCCACTCCGAGGCGCTCCTCTAGCTTCGCTAGTCCTTCCTCGACGGCTAAGCGGAGCACCTCGCCGGGCTTGCGGCGGTCGCGCACCGCAATCTCCTCGGCCCGAGCGACGAGCTCGTCGGGAAGCCATAGGTTTTTCCGGCGCTTCCCCTTCGGCGTCTGCTTCTTAGCCATCCCACGCACCCTCCGTCTCGCAGTCATATCCGAGACGCACCCTGGCGGCAACATTTTGTCGACATGGTGCTTCTGTACCACCGCGCGGGGGTACTTGACAACCCCTGAGTGCCGGTGTTACACACTCTGGTGCCTGGCGAGCACCTTGCAGTGCAGACGGGCAGCGGCAATCAAGCCGCCAGTAGCGAGTCGGAGGTCGAGAACCAATGACCAAAAAGCATTTCGAGTATGCCGCTCAGGCGGTGCAGCTGTACCAGACGGAGGCAGACCGCGACATACTAGTCAACTTCCTAGTCCAGCTATTCGCGCGGTTCGCCCCGTCCTTCGATAACGGCCGCTTCCGCCGCGCCTGCGTCCCCGGCGCGAACGTGAGGGCACGGTCATGACGGATACTGACCGCCACTCAGACGAGTGCAACAAAGCGAACGATCGCAGCGCCATCGAAGTCTGCATCTGCGGCAAGCTCGCCGCCTACCGCGCCGCACGGCGCGAGAACGAGACGGAGGTGTAGCGATGGCTCTTAACGACTCATGGACGTGTGCGCGCTGCGGCACAACGTGGTTGTGGCGCTACTTCGTGTCGTGCCCGGGTTGCCCGGGCCGACGAACTAACTAACCGGCGCCCCGCGCGCCTTAACGAGGAGACTCCAATGGACCGACACAGCAGCTACACCAACGGCTACCGCTTCGCGACGGCCTACGCCCGCGCGCACGGCCTCGCGACTCTACTCCGTACCCTTTCCCGCGACGTCGAGCGGATGACGGACGACGTCCAGCGGCCCTACCTCGCCGGCGAGGTCGACGCGGCGATTGCGATCGCGCAGGGGGCGCGATGACGCGCAAGAAGATCGCGCCCTTCCGTGTCGGCCTACTCGACTGGCACACACGCGACCTTAGCGGGCACGGCGACCACGAAGACGGCTCTAGCGAAGGCTACTTCACCGGCGAGGTCGACACGTGGGGCAAGCGAACGTTCCAGCCCTTGCACGGTCCTACGCTCTACCTGTTCCCCGACGAGCTGACTGAGTGGCAGCCCCACTAGGCCCCTGCGGTGTCCCCGCTCACCCGGGCGGGGACGACGGAGCGGCTTGCTCCAGAAGGAGAACGTGCATGCACTGGAACGACTACCGTGCCGACGCGCCGCAAGACAGCGAGCAGTGGGCAATGAGCGATCGCGGCTGGCTATTTCTCGACCCGCACGAGCACCCGGACTATGAGTCACTCCACTGGCGTGATGACGTGCCGCTCTGTGTCGGCAACTACCTGCACTACGAAGATCGTGGGTACCACGCGGTTGCGTACGTCTTCCGCTCAACGGTCGCCGGCTTCCCGAACCAGCGGCTTAGCATGCCGGAACACTGGTACACGACAGCGCAAGAGGCTCGCGCAGCTGTCGTGCGCCAAGTGCTTGCCGCCCTACGCCCAATCGAGGGCATACAAGCCGCTCTGTAGCCTAACACCAAGACACGCGGCACGGACGCTGCGGAAAGGAACGTCTGTGCCCGCATCTCGACACGACGCAACTGACCCAATCAACGGGTGGTCGGACGAGCGGGGGCGCCCGCCGGCCGAGAGGGAGACGTTAGAGGACTACCGGGCCCGACACGAGGAAGCGTGCGGCGGGACGTTCCGCGAGGAATACGTGCGCGGCCGCTTCGCTGGAACGGGGCACTACCGGTACGTCTGCGACGACTGCAAGGAGAGCTATGGAACCGACAGCAGCGGCTAGCAATGGGACGTCCGACATAGTGATCGAAGCGACCATCTGCAAGGGACCGCCGCACGGGCCGCACCGCAACCCGTGCCACCTCGACGAGGCCCGCTGCTCGCTCTGCGGCCGGACGCGCCCGCACACGATCCGGCGGCTGAACCGGGAGAGGCGGCCGGTGCTATGTGACAAGTGCCATAGCGAGGAGCAACCCCGCTGACGCCGGTCGACATTTACCTCGGGACCCTCGCGCCGTCCTCGCGCCGCGTCATCATCAGCGACCTCAACAGGCTCGCCCAGGATGCCTTTCCTGGCGCATTAGAGCCGGTTACAGACCTTCCATGGGACACTCTAGGGGTAGACCACTGGGTCGCCGTCCGGGAGGCCGTAGCGCGCGCCTACGCGCCGGCAACGGCTAACCGGATGCTCGCCGCCGCCAAGGGTGTCATCCGCGCCACCTGGCGTGCCGGCCTCGTCACATGGGACGTCCAACTGCGCCTCCTCGCCTCGCTGCCGGCGGTCCGCGGCGGCCGGGTCACCAGGGGGCGAGCCCTGACCTGGCACGAGTTCGAGAAGCTACTCGCCGCCGCCAGGGGGTACGAGGAGCGGGCCCTCCTAGCGACCCTCGCAGGTGCGGGGTGCCGGCGGGCCGAGGTCCTCGCCCTGACCTGGGACCGGTTCACCCGCCACGATCGGACGTTCTACCTTCGGGTCCTCGGGAAGGGGAACAAGGAGCGCCGGCTGCGGGTCCCGTCGTGGGTCGCGAGCGCCCTCTCGTCGTGGCGGACCCGCTGCCCCGACCGCGAGCGCATCTTCCGGTGGCGGAACACCGACAGCGTCCGCGACGTCGTCGTCGCCAGCGCCGCTCGAGCCGGCCTCGGCCCGCTCGCGCCGCACGACATGCGCCGGACGTTCTACGCCCTCTGCTGCCGGAGCGGGATGAGGGACCGGGACATCCAGCGGGCGATGGGGCACGCGTCGATCTCGACGACGATGAAGTACGACCGCAGAGGAGACGAGGAGGCTCTTGCCGAGATGTCCCGGCTAGATAGCCTCGCCGCCGATGGTGCCGCAGGGGCACCGCTTGACACCAAGCGGCGCCGCTGATACACTTCTCCTGCCCGACAAGCTAGCGAGCCGCCACGGACGGCCCCTCGCACAGAGGAGACCGCCGTGAGCGACAGCAACACCGGACTCGACTACTGGCAGCGCCGCGACCGCTGGGCGGACGTCGGGCGGCAGATCAGCGCCCTCCGCCTCGCCGCGAAAGCGCGCGGCCTCAAGCTCGAGGAGATGCCGGACGCGGCCGCGCTCCTCGAGGAGTTCAAGCGACTAGGACGCGAGCTCGACAGGCACACCCGATGACCCCGGCCCGCTACGTCGTGCCCGGCGAGGTCGTCGTCGCGCTCGCCGGCTGCCTCTCCCAGGCGTTCGACGGCGTCGCGATCGCCGCTCTCGCCGGCCAGGAGGGGAACGCCGACGCCTTGGCGGTCGCCCTCAGGTACACGCACGTCCGCCTAGACTGCATCTACGAGTCGCTGCTCGCCGTCGTAACCGAGCAGCCACCGGAGGAGACACATGGACCCGAGAGAGCTTGCTGAGGACTTGAAGGACGCCGTCGAGACTGGCCGGGCGCTCCGGTACATCGACGGCTTCGACGGCGCGGACTGGGGCCACGGCGACGCCGACTTCTTCATTCGGACGGAGCGGGACGGGACGTTCCTCGTGACGGTGTCGAAGGTGGCGGAGTGACTGCGGTAAGCGTGGGTGCTCTCGTCACAGCCGGCATCGTCGCGGCTCTCGGCGTCGTTGGTTTGGTAGGACTCTTCGCAATTCCACCAATCGCGCACTACTGGGTCAAGTGGACGAAGCGGTGGCCGATCTGACTACCCTCGACCACGCCCGCGCCTACGTCGCCCGGGGCTGGAGCGTCATCCCGCTCGTCCCGGGTACGAAGCGGCCGGCCGTCGAGCTGCGGCCGTTCCTTACTGGTGAGGTTCGGCTGTCTGAGACGGACGCAGTTAGCTGGTGGGAGTGGCGGCCGACACCATACGGCATCGGCATCATCTGCGGCCGACCCTCGGGCGGGCTCGTCGTGGTCGATGTCGACCCGAGGAACGGCGGCGACATGGAGGCGACCGCCAGCGAGGTCAGGACCGACTACGCGGTGTCTACCCCGAGCGGCGGCCTCCACCTCTATACGTGCGCGCTCGGTCCGGTCGCCAAGGGGAAGACGGGCCGCCCCGGCGTCGACCGACAGGGGGACGGCGGGTACGTCGTCGCGCCGCCGACCGTCCTTGAGCATGGCGTGTACAACGTCATCCGGGACGGCGACCTTGGCGACTTCAACCTCGCCCCGGCGTGGGTTCGGGAGCGCCCGGCGCCAGGGGCGATCCCGGACAGCGGCGCGCTGTGGGTAGCGGAGACCCTCGCCGGCCCCGCCTCCGTCGAGCCCGGCACGCAGGAGGAGACCCTCACCCGCCTCGCCTGGTGGGCCGCCGGCTCGCTTGACCGGGACATCGCCGAGGCCGTCCTCTGGCGGTTCGCGCAGGGGCTGACCCTCGGCAACCCGAGTGACCCGTGGACGATAGCGCATGTGCGCCAGAAGCTCGACTCGGCGTTCGCCAAGCGCGAGCCGGTCGTAGTCGTCCAGGGCTCCGGCTCCCAGTCCACGGGCCGTCCACAGTCCACTCCCCCTCACGGGGGAGATGGACTGGTGTACTGGCCTGCCGACGTACTGAAATCCCTCTGCAACCTGGAGTTTCCCGAGCAAAAATGGGTAGTTGAGGACTTCGTCGCCCCCGGAGCCTTCACCGAGGTCATCGGCAAGGTCAAGAAGGGGAAATCGACCCTCGTCTACCAGCTAATCCGTGCAGTCGTGCAAGGTTCCGACTTCCTCGGCCGGGCCTGCGCCGCGTCCCCCGTCGTCCTCCTGACCGAGCAGGCGGGGAGCTCCTTGAAGGCGACCCTGGAGCGGGCCGGCCTCGTCGGGCCCCTCCCCGTCGTCGTCGTCCAGAAGGCTGGGCTCGCCGCCCTCGGCACCTGGCCGGAGGCGATCGCCCGCGTCGTCGACCTCGCCGAGTGGCTCGGCTCAAGGCTGATCGTCGTCGACACGCTCTCCCGGCTCGCCCGCCTCGCCGGCGACGCCGAGAACAAGGCCGGCTCCGTCGCGATCCTCGAGCCCTTCGAGCGGGCGCGCTCACTAGGGATCGCCTGCGTCTTCGTCCGCCACGCGCGCAAGGGCGTCTCCGGCGAGGTCGACGACATCGCGGACGCGGCCCGGGGCTCGAGCGCGATCACCGGCGACATGGACGTGGTGATCCGCCTCCGCCCGCACCGGACGGAGGACGTCCGGGTCCTCTCCTGGGAGAGCCGGCTCACGGACGACCCGGACGACCTGGCGCTGCGCTACATCGACGGCCGCTACGAGGTCGTCGACATGCCGGACTCCGAGGCGCGGGTCGAGCACGACGGGAGGGTCGGCGCGATGCGGGCGGCGCTCGCCGGCGGCGCCCGGACGTACCCCGAGCTCCTCCGCGCCCTCGGCTGGGGCTCACGGAGCACGATCGCCAAGTACAAGAAGATCGTCGAGGACGGCGAGCCGCTGCCGGCGCCGCCCGACCCGACGAACGGGAGGGTCAAGCTGTGACGTCGCCATGCGGGCACGGAGACTTCTGGAGCTACCACGGGGAGGGCGAAGCGGAGTGTTGCGCGGTCTGTGACGACTGGCGATGGGGCTTTCGGTGGTTTGCGGCCGCGGTCGCCGTTACAGCTCTCTTTCAGTGGACGGAGCAGCACGGCGAGCTCTGGCACCTGACCGACGCGATTAGCACTGGAGCGTGCCGCTTATGATCGCGCGCCCCCTCACCTCCCCGTTCCCCATGGTGCCGCTCCGGGACCTCCCCGGCTACCGCAAGGAGGGGTGGGCCCGGGCCGGGTCAGTAATCGTCCTGTGCCGCGGCGCTGGTCGCGCCAGCGATCGTCGAAAGCGAAAGGCCGCTAGTATTCTGTCGCGGCGCGCCTTGCACCGGCTGAACGTCCGTCTCGGGGGCCGCTGCTGGGGATGCGCCGGCACCACGCCCGGCCTGGGCCGGAACTATAATGGAGGTGTTCGTGGCGAGGCGTAAGCTCCCGCGCGTCGAGATCACCTGGCGCGACGCCGTGACCTTCGGCGAGCCGTTCAAGATCGACGAGGTCGCCGAGCGCGCCCTCCTCGCCGAGCGTCACACGACTGGGTACCTCGTCTACCAGGACGCGGAGCGCGTCGTCCTCGCCCAGACGCTCGACCCGGAGGACGACGAGGTCGACGACCTGACCGTGATCCCCGCGCCGTGGATACGGCGCAGAAAGAGGAAGAACTGATGCCGAAGCTCGAGACCCTGCGCGCCAAGATCGGCGCGACCATCCTCGACGTGTTCCGTCCGGGGTGGGCCGACGAGATCGACCTGGACAGGCTGGACCTAGCCGACTGCTACTCGTGCGTGCTGGGGCAGATGTTCGGGGAATACGGTGAGGGGGCCGATCAGCTGTTCGCGATGCGGGCAGACGAAGACGAGATAGAGCGCGCGGCCTACGAGGCCGGGTTCACAGCTGATCCCGTCACCGCACTGCGCCGCGGCGGGCGCCGGCTCAACTATGGCAACCTCACGAAGGCGTGGCGCCGCGAGATCGAGAAGAGGGCTGCCTAGGTGCCGACGTTCAAGATAAGTGGCCAGCCCGCTAACGTCTGGATACCGCGCGAGCGACTCCTCCACATGGAGAGCGCCGCCGGCGGACTCAGCACGTTCGTCCGGTTCCTCGCTCTGACGCCGAAGGGCGAGCAGCTCGGGACCGTCGAGGTCGAGGGCCGCTGCGAGGTCCTCGGCGCCGCCGTCGACAGCGGGACGCCTACGGAGGTGGGACAATGAAGGTGACGCACGGCATCCACGTCACGTTCACCGAGGACCGGGGTGACGGCGGCGTGGCCGAGGCGGCCCGGTACGTCGGAGCCTGGGCCGGTTGCGTCCCGCGCAGCGCTGCATGGAAAGCCCTGGTGCGGACGATTCCCGGATTCGACGACCTCGGCGACGACGAGGACGAGTATGCAGCTGCGTACGAACAGGCTCTCCGGTTGCTGATCGACCGGCTGCTACCGGAGGGTTGATGGGCCGCGGCGACCGCTTCCAGCAGCCGAGCTTCACCGTCCCGATGCCTCCCGGTGTCGAGGCGTGGCCGTTCGGGGCGCGCCCGGTCCGGGCCTACTGCCCGCTCTGCGACCGGCCGCTCGACTTCTGCGACTGTTCGAGGTCCCAACAGCGGCGGGTAGCCGCTCAGACGCGGCCCGCGGGCCGCAAGGAGAATACGTGACGATCAACCCGTACCGCCTCATCGCCCTGCTCGTCGCCAGCTTCGTGCTGGTGGTCGGCCTCGCGCTCGCCGGCGCGGCACAGCCCGCGTGCACCGGCGACCGGCACTACGACGAGGCCGGCCAGTGCTGCCCGTACGTCGAGGGATGCCCCGACGTTGCGGGATGCCCCGACGTCCTTCCCTGCCCCCCGGTCGAGTGCACCTGCCTGACGGAGAACAAGACGACGGTGGTCCAGGTCGCCCCAGTCGTCTGCCCGGCGGCGCCCCGGTACATCCGCTGCAAGTACCTCCTCGACGGGACGATCAAGTGCCCGATCAAGGACCACCCGCGCCGGGTCTTCGTCCCCGAGCCGGCGGCGAAGTAGCTTGCCGACCAGGGACTACCGGACGGCCACCGGCGCCCGCGTCCCGGGCGTGACGACGGTCAACAAGAACATCGGCTGGTCGACGGAGAACCTCATCCGCTGGGCGAACCGCGAGGGGC